CGGCAAAATGGACGGCCATGGCCGGACGGCGGACGGCCAAAACGCCCCTCTCCCGCGCGCGCGCGAGCCAGAGCCAGAGCCAGAGCCAGAGCCAGAGCCAGAGCCAGTATCCCCCCTACCCCCCTTAGCGCTTGAGTGCGAGGTTGCGGCAGAGGACCCGCCTGGCGGCGGGGGTGTGATTCCCTTCCCTGATCTCAAGCCACCAGACCCACCACCACCGGACTCGCGATTGAGCGACATTGAGGCATGGCTCGCGGCTGAGGAGTCACACGAGGAAGCACGACTCAAGGCGGCCGGGTACAAGGCAGCGGAGGTCCAGGCGTGCATCGCTGCACTGCGCGAGAAACGTTCGATTCGCGCTCTGAGGCTCAAAGCCGGCGGAAATCCCGAATTGGAGAGCGCTGCCGGGCTCGAGGAGGCGCGTCGAAGCAAGCATGCCGGAAACGGTCAGACTCAGGCACTCGCCGAGCTGCGTAACGCGATGGCGCTGTTCAGGCCCGACTGGCCAGAACCGGACTTGGTGACCGTACGCAAAGCGCTGGAGGCCTGCGGCGGTGCACCGGTTCGCGAGATCCTGATGCACCTCGGAGACCTGCATCGCAAGGGACTCAGGCCAGATTTGTCCTGGGATTGGTTCCCTAAGGTGCTCCGGAAGCGGTTCAACACACCCCAGGAGCGACGCAAGGGCAAAGCAAGGGCGGCCAGTGTCGGAACATAAGTGCTTGAAAATGTTTTTCGGGTAGAATCCTCTTAAGGAGCGCGCGTGGGACGCAAGGCCAACATCACGGCACAGCAAAGCGCGAAGATCGCCAAGGGCCTGGCCGAGGGCAAGAGCCAGCGCACCATCGCGAAAGAGATCGGCATCTCGCAGCCGAGCGTTGGGCGACACATCCGGCGGCCGGAGGTACGGCTGTTGGCCGTGGAGCTGCGCGAGCTGAACGCGAAGGAGCTGACCGAGAGCTACCGGTCGATGGCGCTGCGCATCAAGCGCGTGATGGCCAACCCGAAGGCCTCGGCGGATGAGTGGCTGGCGGCCGGGCGCCTGCTGGTGGATGCGCTGCGGGTGGATTCACAGATCGCGACGAAGCTGCGCGTCGCGGAGACGGGCGTGGAAGCGACCACCGCGGGGCACACGATGGAGGAGCTTATGGTGCTGTATCGGCGGATTCGAGCAAGAGACGGAGGAGTGCGCGATGTTGGCGCCGTCGATCCCTCTCGATAGCTTGGCGTTTGCAGAGCATTGGCCGTGGGCGCGCCGCGTGGCCCGCCAGGCGGGACGTGTGCTTCCGCCGAGCGTGGACGAGGCCGATTTGGAGCAGACGGCACGAGAGGCGCTTGTTGAGTGCCTTTCCAGTTTCGATCCTGCGTTTCAGCGGGCCGAGTACGCGCAGCCTGTCCCATTCCGGGCGTATGCGCGCCGACGGATTTACTTCGCTTGCCTGATGCGCTTCCGCGGCCGCCCGTACCGCGAGGACCTTCACGACGCGATCGAGGACTACGAACACAAGGCTATCTGCGACTGGACGCCCGAGGACACCGCGCGCCAGGTCCAGATGCGGAGGCTTGTGTCGCATGCGCTTGGCTTTGTCGATGACCCCGCTAATAAGGTGTTGCAGCTGCATTACTTTGCGGGATTTTCCATTGTGCACGTCGCGGCGTTCATGCACTATTCGGAAAGTCACGTCAGTCGCCTGCATACAGCCGGGCTGATGCAGTTGCGCGCGCAGCTGCACAAACTAGGCATACGCAGTATGCGTTCAATTGTGTAGCAATCTACAAGCGATGGATTTGCGCACGCTACCAGACGAACAACTGGACGCCTACATCGCAGAGAAGAGCTGGACCGCCGAGCGGATTGCAGCAACCGTCGCTCAACACGAGGACCATGCCGCGTTTTGCCGGCGCCTGACGATCCGCAACAAAGAGGGCATCGAGGTTCCAGTCATCCAGACGCCCGCCCAGACAAAGCTCACGGCCAAGATTGAAAGCATCCGCCGGCGAGGTAAGCCGGTGCGCGTCGTGGCGCTCAAGGCGCGCCAGGTGCACATGAGCGTAGCCTGTGCGACGCATGGATTCAAGCTCTGCGCGTTCCTGCCTGGCCAAAAGGGCTACGTCTTTACGAACCGGCAGGACACGACCGAGCAGATTTTCACGTACTACCAGCAGTTCGTGGAGAGCTACGACCCGGAGGGCGGCGGCGTGGCGCGGCTGGCTGTGGCTGGACTGTCCAAGGGGAACTACATCCGTTTCGATGCCGGTGGCGAGCTCACGTTCGGTACCGCGGGCTCCGCCGGCGTCGGACGTGGTAGTTCGCGGCGATTCCTGCACCTCTCCGAGGTGGCGTTCTGGCCGAAGGGGAACGCGGCGCCTCTACGCACGGGGCTCTTTCAGACCGTGCCCGATGATCCGGACACGATGATCATCGAAGAATCGACCGCCAACGGCAAGGGCGGGGCGTTCTATGACTCGTTCTGGCGCGCTTACGATCCTGCCGGCGACTCGGACTGGGAGTGGCTCTTCTACGCCTGGTGGGAGCACCCGGAGTACGTTCTGCCCGTGGCGGACCCCGCGCGGTTTCAGGATTCACTGAGCCGCGAGGAGCAGGACCTGCGGCGGCTGCATTCGCTCAGCCTGGAGCAGCTCCACTGGCGGCGCTGGGCGATCGCGAACAAGTGCGAGGGTTCGGTGAAGCGCTTTTGTCAGGAGTTCCCCGCGTCGCCCGAGGAAGCCTTCCTGACCTCGGGGCGGCCGTACTTCGACCTGCGCGCGCTGTCACGCATGCCGCTGATTCGCACACCGTTGGTGGGGCATCTCAAGCTGGAGAGCATTGGAACCAGGGAGCAGTTCTACCTCGAAGAGCGGGAGGACGGCAGGGGCGAGCTGCGGGTATGGCGTAAGCCGGAAAAGGGAGAGTGCTACGTCATCGGCGCAGATGCGGCCGGTGGCGTGGACGTGGGTCAGCAGGCGGGTACCGAGAGCGATCCGGACTTCGCCGTGGCACAGGTGCTGTCTCAGCGTACCGGCGAGCAAGTGGCGTGCCTGCGAGAGCGGCTGAGTCCCGGCGAGTTTGGGTACTATCTTTTCGACCTGGCGCGCTGGTACAACGGGGCGTTTATCGTGCCCGAAGCAAACAATCACGGGGTGGCCACCATTCAGCGACTGCTCGACCTGGACATTCCGCTGCAGCAGATCTACCTGCGAGAGCGAGCGGTGGATGATCGCAGGCCACCCCAGTTCCACGAATACGGGTTTCGCACGGATACCAGGACGCGACCGCAACTGATAGCGGCGCTGGCTGAGGCGATCCGGGAGCAGGCGATCTACATCCGAGACCCGCTAACGCTCGACGAGTGCCAGAGTTTCGTGTACCTGCCGGACGGCAAGGTGGCCGCAGCGCCAGGCTGTCACGATGACACCGTGCTAGCACTGGCGCTGGCGGTGATGGGGCTGCGCGTGGCTCCGCACCGCACGGTGGCTCCGCGGGTAGGCAATTCCGAAGTGCTGAATGCTCCTCCAGGTGCGCTGCGCCTGTCGGGTTTGTCCCGGCGGGCGCTTGCGCGTGAAGTGGTCAACGGACGCGGGACGCGGGTGTCCTTGCTGCGATGAGAAACGCGGTCGCGATTACGCTGGCGAATGCAACTTGCAGCAGGTGCCGTGGCTACGGCTTGGTGCGGAGCATCTGTGACACCGTGCGCGAGTGCGATTGCGTGCTCGTGCGAATCCACGATGCGTGCCTCCGCACAGTGGCCGGGATGGCGGAGGAGCAGCGAGGATGGCGGTTCACAGCGGATGGGACGATCCACTGGCCGTCGGTTGAGTTTGCGGCCGATGTATGGATCGCGCAGCATGCGGTACCGATGACGAAGCGGCAGCGCGAGGAGTACGAAGCCTGGCTGGCTGGCGGAAAGGCAACGGGAAACGTGGGGCAGATGCGCGCGCGAATCGGTGGCGAGATGCTTCGCCGGGGCTTGTATCCGATCGGCAGCTACTTTGGCAGCCGTGCTCCTCACAGCTTCCCGGTGCGCCGGCGCAATCTGCCCAGTAGCGCACGGAGCGCAGCCTGACCGATGCTCAAACTTACCGATCGCCAACGCCAGGACTTGATTGCGACCATCGAGGACCAGGAGCGCGCTGCTCGCGAGGATAACCGCCGGCGCACGGAACGCTTCCGCGATTACGAGCGCAAGTGGCGTGGGCTGATCGACCAAATGCTCACCGACGGAGATCTACAGCATTCCAACTTCGAGGTTCCCTACGTGGCCTGGCAGCTGCTCGGCAAGCTGGCACGGGAGTACACCGCGATCTTCGGGCGCGAAGCCGAGGTGGTGGCCGTGCCCACAGGTCCGAGCGATCACCGGATCGTCGCCAAGGTCTCGCGGTTCATGCACTGGCGCCTGCTTGAAGCAATGCGTCTTCGGCACCCTGCCTGCGAATTCCTGCTTCGAAAAATTCTCAACGGGCGCGCGCATGCATACCTCGGCTGGGAGATCGACGAGTATCCGGTGCTCAACCAGGAGACGGGAGAGGCGGAACTGCAGGTCTGGTACGAGGGGCCGTGCTTCCTGCCGCTGCGGCCAGGTGAACTGACCTTTCCAGCGCATCGCTGGGCCCGGAGCGTACATGACTTCCCCTGGGTGATTCACCGGACCTTCCTCAGCGTCGAGGATCTGATGCGCGAGGAGCGCCAAGGGCGCATGGAGGGCATCACCAAGGCCAAGGACAAGTTGCTGGAGCAGGCTGCGCTTGGTCCCGATGAAACTGACGACGAAGAGGATCTGGTCGAGGAGCAGGAGCGGGCCGAGGGCGTGGATCACAAGCACAGCGACGAGCAGCCGGCTAGAGTACTGCGCGTGTGGAATTGGTACGGGCGCATGGATACCGGGCGCGGCTTCGAGGAAGACGTGGTGGTGCGCTTTCTGCCCGACCTGAAGGAGATCTTCGGCGTGCAAAGCCTGCTCGCACTGTACCCGACCAAGCGCCACCGGCGGCCGTTTGTCGAAGCGGCAATGGTGAGGGACGGGAGCTACTGGTGTGCGGGCTTCGGCGAGATGCTGGCGCCTATCCAGGATGAGCTAACAAGTAACTACCGGATTTTCGTGGACGGCGGCCTGCGGAGCGTCGATCCGGGCGGTTTCTATCGCCCGGCATCCGGCGCGGTAAGCGAGGCGGTGAAGATGGAGCCCGGCGTCTACCATCCGACCGACGATCCGAAGAGCGTGCAGCCGATGCCCTCGAATTTCAACCCGCAGTTCTCGATCCTCAACGAGCAGATCCTCGGCGCAATGGGAGAACGATTAAGTGGGCAATCAGATTTTGCCCTGGGGCGCACCGTAGACAGACCGAACGCGCCTCGCACCGCTACTGGCCAGGTGGCGATGATGCAGGCCGGGGACGTGCGCGGCGAGCTGGAAATGATCCTCTTCAGCGAAGATATGGCGATATTGTGCTCGGAGGTCTGGCAACTGGAACAGGATCTCGGCAACCCTGAGACGTTCTTCCGCGTGACCGAAGAGGAAGCGCGGGGGCTGTACGAGACCCAAGGGGGCTATGCGCAACTCACTCCCGAGGAGCGCGGCGGGCGCTACGACTTCAGCATCAAGTTTGCGCCGAGCTACTGGGAGCGGGAAGCCCGGAAGGAGCGGACGCTCGCCCGGTACCAGCTCGACCTGGCCAACCCGCTGGTGGTGAACAACCCGCGCGCGCTGTGGAAGGTGACCGCCGCGGCGCACGAGGCGCTCGGCGATCCGAACTTCAGCGACCTGGTGCCTGAGCCGCCGGACATGGGCGATCCCAAGAAGCCGCGCGAAGAGTGGGTGCTTGCTCTGCAGGGAGAAGATATCCGCGTCAACCCGATGGACAACGATCAGTTGCACATCATCGAGCACACGCGGCAGCTCGACGAGCACATGCGCAACGCCGAGCGGCGCGACGAGCCGGCGATCGCGCGCATGATCGACCACATGCGGGAGCACCGGGCGCAGCTCCGCCAGAAGCAGATGATGCAGGCCCTGGCTGCCGACCTGGCGAAGAGCACGCTGGGCAATACGCTGACCGGGCGAGGCCTGGACCCGAGCATTCTGGAGGCCGTGGGGTCGCAACTCTCATTAGGAGGACTGGCTGGTGGACCGACCGAGCAGCCTGGATCTGGAGGCGCTGGACGCGCTAGTGGAGCACAAGGGGTGGCAGGTTCTGCTGCGCCGTCTGCAATGGGACGTTGAGGATACCCGATCGAAGCTCGAAGCCGAGCAATCCGAGGCGGATAGCCTCAAGCTCCGCGCTCGCATACGGGCCATTCGCTGGCTGATGCAGTTGCCGGAGCAGATCCGCAAGGAGGCGGACCGCAAATGAACAACCTGAAGCTGATCCTGCAGCTGATTCCGCTGATCCTCATGACCGTGCGCTCCATTGAGGAGCAGATTCCGACAGGCGGCGCCGGTAAAGAGAAACTGGGCCTCATCCTGGATATCGTGCAGGAGGGCTACGAAACGGGCCTGATCGAC